GTGAAACCAACCAAGCTGTCGTTTATCAACGGCAAACCGGCCATAGTTGAATATGACACCAGAGTACGACACGACAACGACCAAGCGTATAACTATCATCGCAAGGTATCCGATGACGAGTACGTGAGGTTCTACAAGACATCTGATTGGCGCAAGATGCGTGAACAGATATTGGAAAGAGATTTCGGTTTGTGCCAACGCTGCGGAATGGCTGCCGAATTGGTGGATCACATCATCCCTAGCAAGGACGACTGGGACGACCGATTGAACCCTGACAACCTTCAATCACTCTGTCGTGCGTGTCACAAGGTCAAGACCAAACGGGAATGGATGAAGCATCATAAAGGAAGCGAACGTTACATGGAGATTAAGATTGTGTGTGGATTGCCTGCGAGTGGTAAGTCAACATATGTCAAGCGTCACATGACTGATCATGATCTGATCTATGATTATGATGAGTTGATGCAGACACTGACTGGCTTGCCTAGTCGGTCACGTAACCACGACGCACATGATTACATTATACTGTTCCTTGATCAGATGTTACGCAAGCTTAAGGCTGAGCAAACATTCAACAACGTTTGGATCATCAGGACATTACCAGACGAGCGGATCGATGGACTGTTGACTAACTATCATCACATTGATCATATCTTGATCGATACTGATTCAGCGGTTTGCGAACAAAGACTGAAAGAACGCGGACAAACGATCGCATTCAACGAGATCAAAAATCAGTTCAAAAATGCGAACTTCGAACACTTCCGGCGCGTCAAAAACCGCTAAGCCCCCCTCAAAAACGAACGGGGGGTACATTTTTAAAGACTCGAGAACGCACATCAACCTTTTTGCATGCAAAATTCCAACAATTTTTGTTTATGGAACCACAACAAAAAACCGCCGGCCAAAAATGACCAGCGGTTTTAATGACTTAACCATAGCACGGAGGTGAGATTTTGGCAAGAAAACAAAAATTATTAAGTCAATCAACCGGTCATCTGCGGATTGTTGAACAGGAGGCTAAATATAAGGCCGAATTTCTCGCCAAAGATGGCTATCCAGAATTGCAGAAGTCACCGCCAAAGTATCTAGATAAGAATGCTAAGGCAGAGTACCGGCGCATTATCCAGGCAATTGGTGATTTGCCGTTGCGTGATCTAGACCACGCCGAACTTGAGAATTACTGCACCTGGTATTCAATTTATAAGGACACGTCCTGCACACTCCCCTCTGTGGGTGATCCAGACGAGCGGGAACGGTTAGTCCGGACGCTAGATAAAGCGACTAAAAACATCAAATCGCTGGCTAGTGACTTAGGCTTGAATGTCAACAGCCGAATGCAAATGAACATGCCAAAGGCCGACGAGGGTAAGAAAAAGGAATCATTTAGAGAGAAGTATGGTATTTCATGATTGACTATGCTAAACAATACGCTGAAAGCGTGATTAGTGGCGAGAGAACAGCCGGAAAAAAGGTTTTTTTAGCTGCTAAACGCTACTTAAACGACTTAAAAGCGTCTGAAAGCGATGATTTTCCTTACTTTTATGATGTCGAACGGGCAAACCGGGTAATTCAATTCATGGAGATTCTTCCCGACCCTAAGACCATGCGAGCCTATCCATTGGCCGACTTCCAGCGTTTCATCATCGCCAACATGTACGGTTGGTGGAAAAAAGAAGATGCTACTAAGCGCCGATTTCGCAAAGCAATGCTTTCAATGGCTCGTAAGAATGGTAAGTCAATTCTGATTTCCGGTGTGGCTCTGTATGAGTTCCTGATGGGTAATTCACCAGAATTCTCACGTCAGATATTCTGTACGGCCAACGACCGCAAGCAAGCTAATATCGTTTTTACGATGATCAAGAAACGGTTGAATGCCTTACGGTCACGTGAAGGTGATATTAAACGCGGAACTAAGGTAATGCGCGACGTCATTGACAACCTGGACGATTATTCTTACGTACGCGCTCTCTCTCGCGACACAGGGACGGTCGATGGTTTCGAACCGCACGTTGGAATCTTAGATGAATACGCCGCTTCCAAGACCACTGAAATGATGGAACTGTTGGAATCTGGTCAGGCCTTGCTTGATAATTCGCTGATTCTCATTATTTCAACCGCCGGATTTGACCTTAATGCGCCGATGCATACGATTGAGTATCCGTACGCTACTAAGATTTTAAGTGATGAGGTTGTTGATGATACCTACTTTGCTTATATCGCCGAGCAAGACGACGCGGCCGAAGTAGACGACAAGTCAATGTGGATTAAATCTAACCCGATCCTTGCCATACCAGAACTGCAAGACCAGGTTTACGGCTATCTCGACAAGCGCTGGACTGAGGCTAAGGAAAAAGGAACCCGTAACGCTGTTCTCGTAAAAAATTACAATATGTGGCGTCAGGCGGAAGAAGATTCATATATGGATATTGACACCTGGAACGCCGCTTGCGTGGATCCAATTAACATTGACGGCCAACGTGCTTGGATTGGCATTGACGTGGGAAAATCATCCGACTTGTATGCCATTAGCTGGTTAATACCACAAGAAGGCTTCTGGTACGCGGATTCGTACGCGTTCGTGGCCACCAAATACGGCCTAGACGCCAAGATTAAGGCCGATCGACTTGACTATCGGCGATTAGAACAGATGGGGCAGTGCGAAATCACACAGCTTGAATCAGGCGTCATTGATGTTGAACGGGTATTTACCTGGCTTGATGATTTTGTGAACGTCCACAATCTCGATGTTCAAGCGATTTGTTTTGACCCGGCACAATATGGGCCACTGCTAACGCAGATTGAAAAGAATCATCCTGAATGGCAACAGATCCAGATTCGGCAAGGGACGTTGACTCTCTCTATGCCGACTAAGCAATTCCGTGATGACGTGCTTGATAAGCGGGTTCTGCATCCCAACAACGAGATTCTAGCCGGCGCAATTTCTAACGCGGTGCTCAGGTCGGATAACAACGGTGTCAGAATCGACAAGAACCGTTATTCAAACAAGATCGACGCAGCCGATGCTTTGCTTGACGCGTATGCCGTTTGTTTCCGAGAGGATATCGACAACTATTTAACTGATGATGACGTGATGAGTGACGATTTTGGCTTTTAAGGAGGGAATGCAATGGATTTCTGGGAAAATAACGAGCCGGCTATTTTGCTTTTACTAGGCTTTTTAGGGTTTGCCATCTGTGCATTCTCTAAGGGCCTTTTTTTAGGCGTCATGGTCGTCAGTTTTGAACTAATGATTCTCGCCGTGCTATCGGCAATTAGAGGGGAGTGAGAACGTGAATGCTGTTTAAAATGCCAGAAAAACGCGACTGGGCTACTGACTACATCGATGAGGGCTTGATTCCGAGCTGGTCAAACTCTGGGCGGTATATCGGGATTAGCGCGCTTAAAAACTCTGACGTACTAACTGCTGTATCGTACGTGGCTAGTAGCGTAGCCCGCTTTCCTCTTGTGGTTCTAGACGACGAAAAGAACGAAACCAAGAAGATTAAATCAGTTGACTATTTGTTGAATAAGCACCCTAACGATACGTTATCGGCCTACCATTGGAAATTTATTATGACGGTCAACGCAATTCTAACAGGGGATGCTTTTACTCGGATCATTCGTGACCCAAAAACCGGTGACCCGTTGGAATTGCAATACTTTCCGACGTCACAAACCTATATCGATGATTCAGACGTCAAGAATATCAAGTATGAATTTACGCCGATCAACATAAAAGGCGAGTCCAACACCATCATTGTGGACGCTAAGGACGTGATTCATTTCATGTTCTTCACCTATGACGGTATTCATGGTCGGTCACCGTTACTTTCACTAGGTGATGAGATCGGTCTGCAAGAAGACGGGATCAGTACTCTGCGCCGTTTCTTCAAGTCTGGATTAAAGGGTGGGATTCTTAAGATGTCCGGATCCAAGCTGAGCAAGGAAGCTCGGCGCAAGGCACGGATCGAGTTTGAGTATGCACAAAACGGTGGCACTGCTGGCAGCCCAATTGTCATGGATTCCACGATGGATTACACGCCGATTGAAGTTGATACCAACATTCTCCAGTTGATCAATTCAAACAACTATTCAACTAGCCAGATCGCTAAGGCGCTTCATATTCCGGCCTACAAGTTAGCGGTCAATAGCCCGAACCAATCGATCAAGCAACTCAACGAGGACTTTATTAAGTCTGACTTACCGTACTATTTCAAACCGGTCACGAGTAACCTTGAAATGACGATGCTAACTGACCGTCAACGCCACAACTACCACATTGAGTTTGATACCCGCAGAGAAACTGGCCTAACAGCCGACGAGGTAAACAAGTTGGCTAATAATACGGTGATCACGCCAAACGAAGGCCGGGTATTGATGGGAATGCCGAAGTCAGACAATAAGGACCTGGATCGATTCCAATCCACTCTCAACACTGTCTTTTTGGACAAAAAAGAATCATACCAAGATTCAGAGAAAGGGGGTGAGCATAGTGACAATCGATTTGGAAACTCGTCAAGTAACGGCCCCGTTGACGCTGGAGCGGACAGCACAGAATGATGATGAACCGGAACACACCGTTATTACTGGATATGCATTGAAGTACAACAAACCGTCCGAGATTTTGGGCGGTTTTTGTCGTTTTATAGAGGAAATCGAACCTGGTGCACTTGATTCGGCGGATATGTCTAATGTGGTGGCCACGATCAATCACGATCAAAGCCAAGTTTTGGGACGTTCAGGAGTTAATTTGACGCTTGAACCAGATAACATTGGCCTTAAATTTACTGTTGAGCCGACAGATACGTCATTTGCTCGTGATTTGGTGGCGAACATCAACGCGGGTGTGATTAATCAATGTAGTTTCGCGTTTACCGTCGCGCCTGATGATGACGCGGAAGATTGGCAAGAATCCACGCGTGATGGTGTGGATTATGACCGAACAATTCGTAAGATTGACCATCTCTACGACGTCTCGGTCGTAACGACGCCAGCATATCCGGACACGGAAGCCGTTGTCGGCCAACGGTCCATCAATCGGGCTCGGGAGCAATCTCACATCGCGATTGATAAGGAACGGCGGAAGTTATTGCTGCAATACGAAAAGGAAGAGTTACTTAACTCACTCTAAAACAGGAAGGTGAACACATGTTTAAAGAAAAAATTAAGGAACTGCTTGCACAGTTGGAAGGTAAGCGGTCGCTAGTCAACGAAAAGACGACAGAAATGCGCTCTCTCTTGACCAATGAAGAAGCAAGTGAAGACGACGTGAACAAGGCTAAGGCTATGCGCTCCGATATCGACAAGCTGAATGAAGAAATTCGGTCTATCGAAGATGATGTTAAGCTGTATCGTGCTGCTGAAAAGGGCAACCCGGCACCAGAACCGCATGAACCTAACGGCGACGATAATGACGAAAAGCGCGCCTTCAATGATTTCCTGCATCCTGAAAAGCGCGATGGTGGTATCGTATCGACTGATGTCTCCAAGACGATCCCAGAATCAATCCAATATAACCCAGAAAATGAAGTTAAGTCGGTCACTGACCTGTCCAAGCTGGTAACGCAATTCCAAGCCACGACGGCATCCGGTACGTACCCTATTTTAAAGAAGGCTACGGCCAAGATGGCATCCGTTGAAGAACTGGCTAAGAACCCAGATCTGGCAAAGCCTGTCTTCACGGACGTTGACTGGAAGGTCCAAACGTATCGTGGCTCGATTCCTGTATCTCAAGAATCAATTGACGACTCTGCAATTGATCTGGCTGGTTTAGTTGCGCGCAACGCCAACGAACAAAAGATCAACACGACCAATGCAGCTATTTCTGCCGTGCTTAAGTCATTTACGGCTAAAGCAATTGCCGGCGACTCTGTGGACGACATCAAACACATTTTGAACGTTGACCTTGACCCAGCCTACAACAAGACGATCGTTGCTAGTCAATCGTTTTACCAATACCTTGACACGCTCAAGGACAAGAACGGTCAATACCTGCTGCATGAACCTATCACCGATGGTTCTCCGCGAATGCTGTTAGGCGTTCCGGTTGTCATTGTTGAAGACGAACTGCTGGGTGCTGCAGGCGAAGCCCATGCCTTTATCGGCGACCTGGCACGTGGTGTTCTGTACGCAAACCGTAAGGATATCCAAGTCAAGTGGGCAGATGACAACATCTACGGTCAATATCTTCAAGCCGCTGTACGTTTTGACACCAAGCAAGCTGACGCTAACGCCGGCTACTTTGTAACCTACACGCCAGCGGGAAAATAACGACGTCCGGTTCGGCGGACGCTAAGCCAACCGATGCCAACACGGTTGACCAGATTAAGGCTTACCTTGACGCACACGGCATCAGCTACACGTCAAGTATGACTAAGCCTGACTTGTTGGCACTTGTTAAGTAGGTGATGGCTTATGATGCTGACAGACGCTGAGTTTGACAATCTTAAAAACTACTGCAAGATCGATCAAGACTACGATGATGACGTCCTTAAGATGATCATCAATGCCGATGAGATTGAGATTGCGCGGGCGATTAAGGCTAGCTCGCTCCCGAGCCAGTATGTCAACGAACCGCGCTTTAAGATTGCATTAATGAAACAAGTCAAAGAGGACTACTATCAGCGTGGTCTGACTGCTGATGCCTATCGTCCCGAACTGACATCAGGTATCAACGGTATCATCAACCAATTGCGAGGTGAGTTGGACAGTGAAGACAACTAACATGACGGAGCGGATCACATTTTGCTCTCGCCAGACAGGGGTTGACCCGAAAACTCACCGTCCTGTTAAGTCACAGCTGGTTGATGAATTTTCGGTTTGGACCGAAGTCGAAAGTATGAAAGTTCGTGATTTTACTACTAACACCGTCGCTTTTCGCAGGGAAACGCCGGTGTTTCTGATTGCCTATAAGACGCAAAAGGAGATCCAGTCGAACTGGCTGATCAAATGGCGCGGACGGGTGTATGAAATCACGGGTATGGATCCAGATTATGAACATAAGGATTTGACCAAAATATCAGCGCAGGAGGTGTCAGACGATGGGCGTAACGGTTAAGGGCGATAAGGAGTTGATCGCCGCGTTTGAACGGCTTGATAAAACGGTTGACACTAAAGCGCGCAAGGCTACCAGAGATGGTGCAAAAGTGTTTGAGCAACGGCTGAAAACTGACACGCCACGCGATAAAACCGGTACTGATCACTCCGGTATGACTCCCTTAGCCGAACATACCAAAATCGGCAATCTGCGTGGTTCAACGGGGAACCTTGAGATCCCTGTCGGCTACGATACCGAAAAAGGCTGGATTGCACACTTCCCAAACTCGGGAACGTCAAAACAGCCTGCTCAGCATTTTATTGAGAAGGCTCAGGCCGAGTCAAAACGACCGGTGATGGCTAAGTTTGTGGAGGATCTTAAGTTATGAGTTTGCCAGAAATTGAGATTGCTGATCTTTTATCAGCTAACAGCGGTTTGGTAAGTCTGATGGCTAGCCTATGTCAAAGCAAACTGGACTACATTCCTATCTTCACATCCACACCTGATGACACGTTTGTCAAAAGCTCGTCAGCGCCCTGGATTCGGGTCACACCGCTTCCAGGCGATGACGAGGTTAGTGCTGATGATGGCCGACTGCTTGAGTTCCCACGTGTGGAAGTTGATTACTGGGTGCGCGATGAAGATGTGGAATCGATTGAAGAAATGCAAGAAGTGATTTATGACTCCCTCGTTACTAACGGTTGGTCGCGCTACTATGTTTACCGCTACTCCGATCCGGATTTGAGCGGTTGCACGATGATCGTTAACAAGTTCGAGGGATACAAAATGAAAGGATGATTTAAATGGCAGGATCTACTCCAGCTAAATTAGCAAAGTTTGGTTGTTCCAACTTTGAATACGGTGTTGTTGGTGACGACGACCTGGTGCAAACCACACGGAAGGTACCAGGCTTAAGCGAAGTCAAGATTGAACTGACTGATGAAATGAAGACGTTAGCCGCTGACGACGGCCCGTACTTGGTGCTGTCTGGTGGTATCACAGAGTCTAAGGAAACGATCAATATCTACGACTTAGACTCCGAAACCAAGAAGGATCTGTACGGCATCACGGTCGAAAACGGTGTTGAAAAGTACGCCAAGAACATCATGCCAAACTACGTGGCTACGCTGTTCAAGACTAAGCTTTCCAACGGCAAGAACGTTTGGTTTGCCCTGTTAAAGGGCATGTTCTCCCTTCCTGGTATCTCGTCCAAGACACAAGATGGAACACCAGACCCGGAAGCCGACGAAATTGAAGGCTCATTTGTTCCTCGTGGGGATGCAGACACTGGGAACATTCTGCTGATTGGCCGGGAAGACAGCGTGGGCTTTAACTTCGAAACTTTCCATGCAATGGTCTTTCCAAAGACTGCTGATGAAGCGGCCGGAAAGACGGCAAGCGCTGAAAGCCACTAGTCAAAAACTCGTCGCCTACGAAATGCACAGTACGAGAGGGCGGCACTGAAAGGACAGCTAAATAATGCCTTATAAGATTAAATTACTAATTAACAATAAGGAAAATGAATACATCCGGAATGAACCGCCGATGGTCGAAAATCTAATCGATGCGCTCAAGATTCAACGCATTGAAATTGAAATGGACACCACCGAAAACGGCCAGACCGATAAGCAAATCGAAGAGCGATTTAATGGTTATGCTGACTTCGCCGTTAAGTTCTGGCACAACCAGTTCTCCAAGAAGGACTTCCTGTCTGGTTTGCCAACTAGTGCCTTCGATTTAATCAAGAATCCTGTGTGGGATACGTTAGGTTACGATCCGGACGCGCTAGAAGACGAGGACGAAAACGACGAAAAAAAAGACTGACGGTCGAAATGGTCGACCGGTCAATCATTAACTTAACTGAGTTTATCAAGGGCCGTTTGAATGACGGCTATACGTGGAAGGAAGCAAGTCAGCTAACGTTGGACGATATCGACCGCATGAATTATGTGTTCGAAGACAAGCCGACAACGTTAGACCAAGCTTTCCCATTCTTATTCTCGTAGGAAAGGAGGTTAAACAATGGCACAATCGATGGGGCACATTGCTGCTACTGTCAGTCTGGACATTAATCCATTTAAAGCTACCAACAGCCAGTTAAGATCGATGATCCGATCAACGACTAGCGCTTTAAAAGCCCAAGACGCGGCAATTAAGGGCTCTGAAAAGTCGTTGAACGGTATGAATAAGTCCTATCAGTTGATGGGCCAGCAGTTGCACAACTACCAAGCACAAATGGCTAACGCTCAAAAAGTCATGAACGACACGAGTGTTAGTCAATCACGCCGCATTAACGTAAGTAACCAATACAACAAGGCATCAGCCGAAGTTGAAAAGTTGCGGGCAAGGATGACCGCACTAGGCAAGGAAATTACACTCCAGTCCAGTCAGTGGACTAAGGTGTCAAATAGCGCTAATAAGTTTGGCAACACACTAACGTCGATCGGTTCTAAGGCGTCAAGTGTCGGCTCGTCTATGACGCGGTTATTAACCGCACCGATTGTGGCCGGCCTAGCTTATGCTGGTAAACAGCTGGTTGATTATCAAGACAAGATGATCAAGGTTCGAAATATTATTCGGACGTCCGGTGAATCAGCCTCCGAAACGCAAGCGTCCTATAACACGATGCTCAAGGACTCACGTAAATACTCCGATAAGTACGGTGTCAGTCAGATTAAAATCGCACAGGGATACGAAGATCTGGTAAAGCGTGGATATACGTCAAAGGCGGCGATCGGAGTTATGGACTCCGAGCTGAAAGCGTCAATTGCTACTGGTGATGATTTTAACGACGTAATCAAGGTTGCCTCTGAAACGATGGAATCATTTGGGTTAGCAACCACTAAAACTGGTAAGCCGATCAAAAACTCTGCTGTTATGCAAGCCCGGTCGAAGAAGACTCTGAACGAGTTAGCTTATGCGGCTGATGCTACCTCCACAGACTTTCAGTCGTTAGGGATTGGTATGAGTTATGTCGGCGCCACCGCACACCAAGCCGGATTTAAGATGTCAGAAACGGCCGCTGCTATGGGTATTTTATCCAACAACGGTTTGGAAGCTGACAAGGCTGGTACTGGTTTGCGTAAGGCCATTAACTCCCTGATCACGCCAACGGCTAACGGTCAGAAGGCACTGTCTAAGATTAACCTGACGACTAAGGACTTCCTGACCAATTCTGGTAAGGTCAAATCGATGTCGGCAATTTTCAAGACCTTGAACAGCCACATGAAAGGCCTGTCAGCCAACGAAAAGCAGGATATTTTCCACGCTTTATTTGGAACGACCGGTCAGCAAGCCGGTGCTATCCTGACTGAGAACGCTAGGCGGTTAGGGGAACTTAACAGCGAAGTTGAAAAGGCGAACAAATCTGACTACATTTCCACACTGTCAAAGAAGAACCTTACGTCGGCCAAATCACAAATTGCAATAGCTAAGGAATCGCTGACCAACGCCGGAATGGATATTGCTAAGAACGTATTGCCAGCAATCACTCCCCTCATTCAAGGTGTGGGGAAAGCGGCACAAGCGTTTGGCCGACTTGATCCGTCAGTGCAAAAGGCAATAGCTAAGTTTGTTGTCTTTACAGCAGCGGCTGGACCACTGATGAGCATTCTAGGCAAGATTGTGGGCTTTGGCGGTAATGCTACTAAGGCCTTTGGAACGCTGGCTGGTGGAATTGGCCGGGCAACAAGTGCCGCTAAATTAGGCGGTTCAACCTGGCAGATTCTTAAGTCAGGTTTTTCTAAGTCGGCTTATGAAGCGGCTAATTTTGGATCAAAGGCAACAGTCGCTGGTTCAGCGGCAACTAGTGCAGCAAGTGGTATGGCCACACTAGGAGCTGGTGCAGAAACGGCTTGGGCCAGCACGGCATTAGCTGGTGCATCTCTAAGCTCACTAGCAATTGGCGCTGGTATTGCAGTCGCCGCTATCGGTGCCGGTGTCGCTGTGTGGGAGTTGTGGGGCAAAGAAGCCTCCGCATCCGCCGAACGGACAAATCGATGGGGTTCAGATGTCGGTGCGGCTGCCAATAAGTCCTTGCAGAAATTTCAGTCTATGTCTAGTGGCATCAAGGGTGCATTAACTGACATGCAAACGGCATCTCAAACCACCACTAAGCAAATGCGGAGTAACTTTAACTCTGAATTTGCGCAAATGGAAAGAGATGCTAAAAAGCATCTTCGAGGCGTCGAACAAGCTGAAAAAGGAATGAGTACAGAAGTTGCGGCGGCCGTTGAAAGGCAAGCTAACAAGGAGCGTAAGCAATACGTTAACACGCTAGCCGATGCTCAAGACGCGCGAACAACAGCTAATAATATCCTTAAAACTCAGCCTAATGGTAAAGTTTCAGACCTGTCTGATACTCAGCGGGTTATGCTTGCCAATTCACAGCAACAGTTGATGAATGACGAACTAAAAATCTGGAACATTACTGGCGAAAAGCGCAAGAAAGCGCTAGCCGTATTAAACCAAGACATTACTAAGATGAACCGCCAACAGCGGAACACTACATTAGCTGACCTGCGCTCCGAAACCGCTACGATGGACAACGAGTACAATAAGCAGGCCAACAACCTTAAGAAACAGTTGAAGAAGGGAACGATTAACCAGTCTGAATACCGTGCAGGGATGAAGGCCAACGAGAAGGCTCTTTCTGACTATGTTACTAAGGCATCCGCTCAGTACATCAAGATGGCCAAAGCTAATGGTCAGTCAACGGACCAGATCAAGCGCGATATGCAACAAGCTGGGTTAAGCTATGCTGATGGGATCAAGGAAATCAAACGCCAGTCTGCCGAAGCGGAACGTAACCTTAAATCGCTAGCGGTTAGCACGGAAGGCCTAAAAGGCAAGACTAAGAAAGCCGCCGATGACTGGAACAAGCTTGTCTTTGATCCGAAAACCGGTAAGGTACGGACCAATGCACAAGAAGAAGTCAACAAGGCTGTCAAGTCGAAGAACCAGTGGAATGAAATGAAACTGCTAAACAAGCAGGGAAAGATGTCCACGAACGCGGCGCAAATGGTTGCGTCAGCCTTAATCGCTAACGGTCAATGGGACTCGATGAGCTGGAAAGAACAGTCAGCCTGGTTGCACGACAAGTTTAGTCAGACGATCGTTAAAGCTCTTGAAGATTCCGGCAAGTGGAACAGCTTAACGTTGGACCAGAAGCAAGCAATCGTGACCTCTAAAGGTAAGGTTGAAATGGCCGATAACCTGGTCAAGTTCGGCGTGTGGAACTCGCTCTCTCTTAAACAACAGGAAGCGCTAGTACATACTAGTGGGACCAAGGATGTCATGGACGCGCTGGATAAGATGGGCAAATGGAATCAGCTTACGCCTAAACAGCAAGAAGCAATTGTTAATGCTAAGGGTGGCGCTGAATTAGGGCAATTGCTAACCAAGTACGGTGCATGGCAAGGCATGCCAGCTAGTGTGCTTAAGACAGTTGTTGCACAAGACCAAGCCAGCGGGAATATTCAAGCTGCTAACTCCGCCATTCAGGCGTGGGAAAAGGCTAATCCAGGTATGAAGTACGCCAACGCGCAAGATAACGCCAGCGGTTCATTTGGCAACGCACTCTCTAAGGTGTGGAACTGGAATGGTACCAGCGTTAACTCTAAAACTGCGCAAGGGAACGACGCGGCCAGCGGCCCATTTGGTACTGCGGTAGGCGGAGTTAACCGATGGAACGGAACAGGAGCCAACCCTAAGACGGCAACTGCTCGTGACGCGGCATCTAGTGCGATCCAATCGGCGATCAGCAAGATCAAAGAATGGAACGTTACTAATCCCGTCGTCCACACCATTCAAACGGTGTACAGCTTTGTTACTAAAGGTAAGAAACATGCCAATGGGACTAACTACCACACCGGTGGCCCAATGATTGTTAACGACCAGAAAGGGCCAATGTTCCGTGAAATGGTACAATTCCCGGGCCAGATGCCGTTCGTACCGTTCGGCCGTAATGTACCAATCAATGCACCACGTGGGACTAAGGTCTTACGGGCTAGTGAAACAGCCAGGATGTTTAACGGCTTACCACAGTACGCTAACGGGAACACTGACGCTGTATCGATACTATCTAGTTTACGGGCTCAACCAGTCACGAGTGTGGGCAACTCTGGTAGCGCGATCACAACTGATCAAGTTAACCAGCTGATTATCCAAACGGCACAAATGGTTGATAGCATGGGCCAGATGTTAGGACTTAACGCGGCGCAATTGACTGCTATCAAAGCCGGTGCGTTTGACAAGACTCATATGTATAGTGTTATGGGTCGTGACCAGATTATGTTTAACACTCAACAATTGTGAGAGGGGGATGAGGATAATCGCTTTAAATATGCTTTACGTCAAACTCGATAACGGTAAGGAAATTGCCAACGTCGATATAACCGATGGTTTAACATTTCTAGGATTAACCGAGTCTCCAAGCATTGATAACAAATATGCCGACACCACGATGATGGACGGTGAGTTGTTTAACTACGCTCGTTATGCTAGTACGACGGTTAAGGTTAAGTTCTTGCTTAAGTTTAACAGTCGCGCTGATTTTAAGTTAGCAAAGCACGATGTTTATCGGGCCTTTGCACAGAAAGGCATTTACCGGCTAAGGACGGCTGTTGAACCTGAACTAGTCCGGTATTGCCGCGTGGGTGAGTTTGAGATTGAATCCGATCCTAGTGATCCTAACTGGGTCCAGTTTGAAGTTCCATTTGAAAACCCGCGTGGGATGCTGTTTAGCCGGTTAAACTCTGACCAGATGACTGATAAGCAGTTTGGCATGAACTTGCCCGAGAAGGACTATTCGTATCATTTTGCTAACCAATCCGATTTCATTGTGTACAATCCAAGCGATATACCAATCGACCCGTACTATCAGAGCCACGTGCTTAAGCTAACCATGCGTCACAACGGCGGTGGTTTTACACTAACCAACCAGACTAACGGTACAAGCTTTAAGTACAGCAGTAATCTTAGTAGCGGCGACACATTACTTTTGGACGGTGTCCACGTTTACCGGAATAGCAACCTTGACAGCGCTAACAGTAGTCTGTCTGACGTCAGTATTAAACCGCTCTCTCTAGCGACTGGTGAGAATCATTTTCGCGTTGATGGAGCTGGCGATTTAGACGTGACGTTTAGTTTTCCGTTTATTTACCTAGCTTAAGGAGGCATATCATGGGCAAACCAATGGTAACAATGTCTCCAGGCAATAATCGCAGTTTAAAAGAGCCGATCACGGATATGATCCTGTGGTCGACTTTTCATTTGCAATGGGAAAAGAACTCAAGCTATCAGCTGAATTTCACGGCTTACGACAACTCAAGCGTGGTGTACAGCCAACTAGATGTTGAATCATCAATTTATTACGCTGGTCAAGAATACATCGTTAAAGAGTGCATTGAGTCGTTCGACACCGGCGTTAGCACGAAAGAGATTACGGCATTGCATGTTTATATGGATATCGACCGAATCTACCAGCACGACATGCGGGAAGGGAAGAAAACCTACTCAATCGATGATGTGGTTAAATACTGGCTTGATGGTAACTCATTAGGCTTCACTTATGAGGTGCACGGTAGTTTCGATCACCAAGAAATCGAAAATCTAGGCAATGGTTCCGGCAAGGATATGCTTTCTAAAGTCCTGGATACCTGGAAAACAGCGGTTATCTTTCCGGACAATCGTAAAATCAGAATCTATACACCAGACGAGTTTTTTAAGAGCCAGCAGAGACGTGTGGATTATCTCCACAACTCAAAGTCGGTCAAATTTGACTACAACACGCTTAATATTGTTAACCAAGTAAAGTGTATCGGCGCTAAGCATACCGTTGAGTTGTCTAATGTAACCGGCAGTGGTAACGGAACCACTACGGCTGTTAACGGTAACTGGACCGAAGCGATTAAAAACGCCGCTAACATGATGGGCGTTAATTTAGATGATACTGGGCTAAGCGCTATCTTGCGACGGATTAACCAGGAATCTGGTGGGTCTGAAACCGTCACTAACAACTGGGATAGTAATGCGGCCGCTGGCCACCCGTCAACCGGATTACTCCAGTATATTCAACCAACCTTTGAAAAATGGTGCGTCGATGGTCACACTGACATCCACAAGGGATTTGACCAGTTACTGGCCATGTTTAACGATTCTAACTGGCTGGCTGACATTTCGGTTAGTGGTGGCTGGGGGCCGACTGGTCATAAGCGTATGTCGAAAGCCAAAAACGACGGCACGACTAAAACTACCAACGGGTGGGGGTGGCCGTTTCCAAGTGTGGGCGAAGGAACGTTTATGCAATCACAGAAGTTCGGCTATGACGGCGGTTATCGTCAGAACAGTTTCCATGATGGCCTAGACTTTGGGTCCATCGATCATCCGGGAAGCGAAGTCCACGCCGTGCATGGCGGTAAGGTCACCGCGAAAGCGTGGGGATCCGGTGGAATTAACTGGTACGTGGTTATTACAGATGATGGCGGTTTGAATGTCGAATATCAGGAAGCATTTGGTAGCGAATCTAACATTACCGTCAACGTTGGTGATACGGTCAAAACTGGCCAAGTGATCGGCTACCGTACGACTGACCACTTGCATATTGGCATTACCAAAATGTCAATTCCAGCTGCGTTTAGTCATGCATTTAGTAACGACGGAACCTGGCTTGACCCGCAAGAAATCATCAAAAACGGTATCTCGTCAGGTGATAACAGCGAAACAGTGTCGGTTGAAGTTTACTACTTTGAACCGTTTATCGTAACCGATGAAGAGTCAGTAAAAAAGTGGGGCGTGCATCCTGGTCAAGACGTCGAAGATGAACGTTTTACCGACGCTGAATCAATGAGAAAGTACGTTTTAGCCAACAAACTCCACCCTGAACCGGATTTGAGCATTGAAGCGTCATTTATGGGCCAAGATGCTTACCAGCCGGACGCTGGTGAAATATTACGGGTACAGATACCTGGCAAAGGTTACAGTGAAAGCGTCCAGACAGTCGGTTTTGACCGCTATCCAATGGCTAACAACAGTTCAGTGACGCTCAACGCAACGCCGACCACGATTTTAGACTATCAACGTGACAGGAAGCGGCAGATCGACAGTGTGCTGACCTCACAGAAGAATTTGCTATCGTCAGTCAGCACAAAGGTAAGCAACCAGGAAGCGCAGATAACGCAACTGCTTAAGTCAAATGGTAACGACGTTAGTTTTAATGAAGAGACGATGGAAAGGATTAAAAAATTCACGGAAGGAGGGACGTAAACTTTGCTGTATAGGCAAATAATTTTGGAATGGGGCCAAGACACCGAATCTGGCGTGTGGGGTCTAGGATACTCACCAGACAATGGTAAGAATTTTTACGTACTTAACACCACACACGGCCGTAAATATCGCGCTGAAGACGGTAACCGGCTTTACCCTTACATCTCTGACCAAATACAAGACAAGATTGATACTGTCGTCGCTCCGGCTAAAAGCGCCGCCGACAGTGCATACAGCATGGCGAGTCAAGCCGTTGAGCAGGCTGAAGTAACAAAACAAGCGCAAGCCGAAACCGCCGAAGCGTTAAATGAAGCTAAAGTGGGAGCCAATGAAGCAGCTAGTCGGGCAGTTAGCGCAATGGACGAGGCCAAACGGATTGGGACCTTGCTTGATGACAATCAAAAAGATATTGATGAGCAGAACAAGAGCCTGGAAGATCTACGTGGGCAAGTTACTAGCCTTAACTCAGCGTCAACTAAGATAACAAGTGATGTCAGCCAAGCCCGAACTGATCTGGCAACTGAAAAAGCTCGATTGGATCAGGTAGCGGAACAAGCAGCAACTAACAGCACTAATATTGCAACCTACAAGGCGACTAACGATGGCCTGTCTGCTCAATTAGCAACGACACAAGGCGACGTGGCCGACTTACAAGCTAATGCCACAAAATTACAATCCTCGATGACGAACGCCCAGTCGGACATTAGCTTGCTAAAACAGACAGCTAGTGGTATCCAAACGGACGTTGCTAACACAAAAAGTGACATCTCACAAATCGACCAAAAGGCCGATAGTATTAAATCAACGGTAAGTGGGCTGTCTACTGACGTAACAGGGCTCAAATCTAGCACTAGTCAGTTAACCACACAACTTGCCCAGACTAACTCGTCCGTGTCAATCACTGCCCAAAAAGCCGATAATGCGGTTAGCACGGCTAACAGTGCTAACGACAAAGCAAGCGCGGCGGCAAGTGACGTGGCCCAAATAAAGGTTACGGCTGATGGCGTTACGACGATTGCTAAGAATGCGCAATCTGACGCCACTTTAGCTGAACAAACAGCAACAGAGGCCAAGACGACAGCAACTAATGCCAGTGGTGACGCTACGGTCGCTAAACAGACGGCTAGCGAGGCTAAGACTACGGCGACAAACGCGCAATCTGGCGTTAGTATCTTACAGCAAACAGCCTCAAACATTAGTAGTCGGGTGTCATCGGTTGAAAACTCGGTCAAGACGCAAATAATTTCGTCAGCGATTGATCTAAACACGTTGACAACACGAGGTTTGTATTCAATCCAGACAACCAGCCAAACCAACAGTCCAGCCAGCAATTGGGCTATGGTAAGCGTACAAGGCAACGCAGATGACGGTACTCGGCTATATCAGTCATGGTGGGCAGATGCTGACTCAACCAAAATCTACTATCGGTCCCGACTTGGCGGCACTTGGACCGCTTGGTCAACCAAAGCTGATACTTCTGATATAACGGCGCTACAAGCTAAGATCACAAGCAACTCAACAGCAATTGATCAAAACAAAAAATCCATTGCACTTAAGGCCGACCAAACGACTGTTGATACGCTTAAAGGAACCGTTAGCCAAAACACAGCCACCTTAACCACACAAGCCGACGAGATCAAAAACAAAGTTACCCGCTCCGACGTAACCGGTATGCTAACCGGCTATGCGACGCAAGATTACACTCAATCACTCGTCACACAAAAAGCCGACGAATGGAACGTAAACTTAACCAAACTAAAAAACGACACTCAAACCAGCTTGACTCAATTGGCGGTAGGGGTAGAAGGCGTCCAGGCACAGGTCTACAACTCAGACGGGTCTAGCAAAATCACTCAGCTGTCCAACTTGATCGCGACAAAGGTATCTCAAGACGACTACAACTCGCAGATCACTCAGCTCAAGAACGATATCAATCTTCGGGTTGCTAAAGGCGACGTGATCAGTCAGATCAACCAGGAAGCTGGCGGAGACACTTTGATCCAGGTAAGCAACGGGAAAAAATCGCTAATCCTTGATGCGGGAAACACGATCATTACCGGTAAAGCATGGATACCTGATGCGGCAATCAGCAGCATTAGCGCAGATAAGATCATGCTAGGCTCATCGGCACTATACAACTCCGACGGGACGCTTAATCTGGTCAATCAAAGTAACGATCTCAAGGCACTGATCCAGGTCAAACAAGGCTTAGTCCAAGATACGACGCAATCAATCATTAGCTTTTCGAGCGACTACAACAACCGGGCCTTTTCAGTCACACCAGTGGGTGCAACAGTCACACCAACGTTGTTTTTCGAGCGATATGATCAAACCGCCGGGCATTGGCTTGGCTTTACTCGCAATGAGGTTCGCCGAGACGGCCTAATGTTTAATACTTGGGATAACGATGGCGAACGCTTTTTCGTTGCCTGTCATGCACGATTTGATCGCAACATTTCTGCTACCGGTAATATATACCAAGGATCTTGGAATGGCACGACTGGTAAGCCGTTAGCTGGGGTTCTGTCGATCCAGTCAGGTAACACGATCTGGTCTGGGAGCGATTTTCTGGCGATTGGTGATCACCTCAGCAATTCATTTACAAATGTTATGGCCAGATCGTTTAGTCAGCAGTCCACGTTGTCGTCCAAGACCAATATTGAAACAGTCGATCCGAAGGACGCACTCGATTTAGTCAACCGGACTGACATTAGATCGTATCAGTACAAGACCGACGTGGCAGAGGGCAAAGCCAAGCGCTATACATCATTAATCATTGATGATGTAAACGATGTAAGTAAATACTACGCACCGGATGAATTTACTAACGAGGAACGAACAGGTCGTGATGACGGATCGGCGGTCGGCTATCTATTTTTAGCAATTCAAGAATTAACAAGACGAATTAAAACATTGGAGGAGAAATTAAATGGATAACGAAGCAATGCAAAATCTAGTGAATGACTACGCGTCAGAACTGGGCGTACTGCACTCAAACCTAGTGATTGAACGTGCAAATAACCGGGCACTAAAAACACAGCTAGATAAGGCAAAGCAAGAACTGAAAGAACTCAAAGACAAGCAAGACACTACTAAGGAGGACTAACCATGAACGTACAAGTTAATAATTTCACCTACAATTTTACAGACGGTCAAATTAGCTCAGCTCAAGTGGGTTTCTACGGAAACAACCCATCAACCGGCGAATATGTCAACGCGTCAGTACGGATTAACCAATCCGATCTAAGCGAGGGTGCTACCTTTTTGACGGTGAACATTAATGACCTCATCACTACTGCCAAGAAGAAGCTGGCGGCTGACACGGCACTTAAGGACGCAACCACCACCACTCCTCAAGCTCAATAGGGGATGATTAAATGACAAAATTAATTGCCTTTGGGGACTCAATCTTTGAGGGCTGGGACGGGGTGAAGAAAGTTGGTGATAACCAGCGGATCCCGGAGCTAGTCGGCAAGGAGCTGGGCTGGTCGGTTGAAAACTGGGCGATTGGCGGGACTAAGTACGACGACTCGTACACAGGATTCCCGGGTATCCTAGACCAGCATCCCATCGCAGGTTACGACTATGCGATGTGGATGTATGGAGTGAACAACTTTGGTTGGCCAGGTTCTTTAGATTCAATCAAGCAATGCTTGCAATCTGGGATCGATAAGGCTAAGTCACAAAGCCCAACCACCAATCTGTTAGTGATTTTGCCCACGCAAGATTTCCGATGGGGTGGAACGACACTTTACGACATCAACAGCCAGTTTTGGTCCCAAAACCAGCTTGATGATCTAATCAAAGAGGTCGCCCAACAAAACGGGGTGGCCTTTTTAGATTGGCGAGACGACCCGGTAATCACACCGGAAAACTGCGCTGAAACACTTGGCGATGGTGCTAAGGGCGTGCATCCAACGGTGGCCACGATGGCCAAGTTAGCTAGTCGGATCGCTGACAAGCTCAAGACGATGAGCAGCACGGATAGCCCTGCACCTTCACCATCGCCTAACCCAACACCTTCACCATCGCCAACCAAGAACACGTCGCAACTCAAACTCACTCGGCTCACACAAGCGTCAGACTTAATAGATAATCTAGCAAGCAACAACAAGCTAGTAGTTGACTATCTGAACGGCATTGACATCCAAATAGCTGATGTCTTCGCCACCGGAACAATTGGTGCTCAAACAGTTACCAAGCCAGATGCAAATATGCTCGGCCGCGAGGTACGTAACTACATGTTCAATGTGTTTGGTTCCATTGAGAGGTTCCTAAATAACTTGATCGTGGTAGCTAACTCATACGGTGTCATTGACCAGCAAACTGGGCAACCAACCGTAACGGTGTTTTTAGCGCCACCAATGGAGTTGACCATTGATAGTGACTTCGTGAACTTAATCAACGCCTTATGGTCAACGATAGAATCAACACTAAATAGCTTACAGTCTTACGCAAACGAATTTTAAAGGAGGAATACTATGGCAACTCTAGTAGGTGAACCCGCCACCCCACAAGGTAAGTATGTGGTGCTAGACACCACTGTTGGATCAACACGTTCGGTGATCGTCCCACAGCTTTCTGGGCACCAGGGTGACTCTGGTCGGATTGTCTATCTGGCAATTAAGGATGGAGATACACCTCACAACATGGACGGCCAAAAGTTAGTTTTGAAGGCCAAGGACGCTAGCGGCACGCCAAAGGTATCTGACACCATGACCGCTATTGACTCATCGGCTGGGGGCTTAGTCCAATTCACGGTCCCGGCACAGTTCTACCAGGCTGATGGTCCTTACAGCACGGCATATTTTGAACTTAGGTCCACTACGACCGACACAGTAATCAGTACGATCAACATCAGCTTTGAAGTGCTGGAATCTGCCACCATCATGACAACTGGTCAAAGCGAAGTCTATAACAATGAGATGAGCAACACGATGGAATCGGTCAACGCTTCCATCAACAATCAACTCCAGACCTTGCAAGATCAAGTTAGTAACGCTGCCGCACTGGTAAAAACAGCCCAGGCTAGTCTTGACGCTGTATCAGCCGCCGCGAAGGCTAACTCGTTTGCGACACTTACTGGTGACAATAAATTTACTGGTAATAATGATTTAGGTGGAAATACCACGATTGAAAACTTATCAAGCCCAACAATCGACAGTCTCAAAAACACGCTGACCAACAACATCAATGCAGTTTCTGAAAGCGTCTCATCTCAATTATCTGGAAAATTAGTAGTATCTGAAAACTGGACGCGGAACTACACGTTGGGCGGTGCATTTTCCGCACCACAAGGTGGAGCCAATCAGTTTGCTTTAAGCCGCTACAAGATCATGGACGGCCTGTCAATCATCACCGGACGTGGTGATTTAGTTGTCAACTCAGATAACGAATATTTTGAGGGAACGATCACGCTACCGTGGATCGTTGACAACGCCGACACGGCCTTTGCTCAAATGTACTGGGATTCAAAAGGTGATTATAGCTACACACTTCCACACTTAGGCGTCTGGGATAAGACAATCGGAATTTCGATGAAGGGTAAGCGCAACAATCAAACGTGTCGGCTTTCTCTAGTAATCTTTACAATGGACCGGTAAGGAGGCGATTAAATGGCAGTAACGATTGATCCAGTATCCAAGAAATGGGTCATTGATGGGGTAATCCAAGATGTATCGGCAGTGGGCCAAAGTGGAGCAACGCCAACGATTGACCAGCCAACCGGGCATTGGTTTATCGATGGCAATGATACAGGGTTTCAAGCGATCGGGAAGGACGGTAAGGATGGCAAAAGTGCTTACCAACTGGCAGTGGATAATGGCTATCCATCTAGCCTGGACACCTGGTTAGCATCCCTTAAAGGCGATAAAGGTGACAAAGGTGATTCTGCAATCACGGTCAAAGTCGGGACCACATCAACAGGGGACGAAACCAAGGTGACTAACTCTGGTACGGATACCGACTTAGTGTTGGACTTTACTTTTGCACCAAAGGATCTGGAGGGGCTAGCTAGCTATGCTAAAACGTCCGACCTAGCTAATTATGCAACCAAGACGGACTTAACTAGCTACTACACGTCAGCCCAGATGGACACTAAGCTAAGCGCTAAGGCTGATTTAGCAATGATTGCTAACATTGCTGACAAGGACACGGTGCAAACGTTGAGTAACAAAGTTGACCAGATCGCTGCGCAGGTAAACTCACAAGCTCAGGCGATGGTCAAACTTCAAGACCAAATCAACCAAGCATTAGCCAAGATTAGTACCTTGACGACAAGTACGGCACCAAAATAATGAAACAAAATGGGTGGATGGGAGGCATAAGAGGTGAGAAATGAAACGTAATCATAACCTAATTATCACAAGTGCCGAGACAATGTGCGTCGGCCTTGTTATGCTTTTTAACCAAACGGTAATCAGAGATGATCCCCGCAATCCACTTATCCACTCGACGCACGCCTTCGGGCAAATCCCGTGGGTGATTGCTTTGCTTTTAATCGGAATTGCTGGCTTGCTAGTGGCGGCATCCGGGATCCATAAATGGAAGCTTGAATTCGTTGCCACGGTGATTCTTGGTGGATTATGGGCTGCATATACTGCGGTTTTCTTCATCCAAGATGAGTATTTCAGGCCTAATATATCAGTAAGTACAGTGCTGTCGATCTACGTGTTTGTCCGCATCTTAGTGGACGCCTTCTTTAATTACTCGGGAGGCGATCATAAGTGATGCAGACGGTAACGGCAGTAGCGAGTGCTTTTCTAGGCGGCGGGGTAACGGCTTTTTTTGGCTGGCTACAATCTCGAAAGACGGCAGAGATTGATGCCAACGATGCTTACGTAGGGTCGATTCAAAAGCTCACTCACCAAATGGACGAGTTAAGAGCGGATCGAGAAATCGAGTATCAACGGAGAATGAAGGCGGACTCGGAGAACTTAAAGCTCCAAGCCAAGGTCACCTCACTTAATGACCGGATCCAGTCCCTGGAACAGTTAAACAAACAGCAAACACAACGGATTAAGGAGCTTACCGACCAGATCCAGAATTTAACCTTAACGCTTAACGGAGGTAAATAATGAAGGCAATCAACGAAATTGTAGAATGGCTAATTCAATCTGGCGCTTTAACGGCGCTGTTTTTATTTGCATGGAAAATCGTCAAGCCGTGGCTTGATGCGAAGGCTTCCCACGCCAGCGCTGAGCAGTCTAACGCTGTATGGACGCTAATTGACCAGGTAGCCAGCACAGCAGTTAACTCGCTAGTATCAAACAACAAGCTAACTAGCGAACAGAAGTTCAACCAAGCCGTCCAGGCCGTGATTAATGCCCTTAATCGGCAAGGCTACGCAATCACTGAGGACACGGCTAAGCTAGCGGTACAATCCGTTTATGAACAGTCACCATTAACCGGTAGTAAGCGAACAAAAAGCACCGTGACGGTTGGCCGAGCGGGAGTGACCGCGACAATCGAACCGGCTGATGGCACGGCAACAGCAATTGATCCAAAGGAGGCTAAATAATGGCAAAAAAGTTTATTGACGTTTCAGACTACCAAGAATCTTCCCTTGAATTCTTTCAAAATATGAAGGCCAAAGGTGCCGAAGGGGTAGTGATTAAGCTCACGGAAGGATCCGCTGATGGGTCCAACTGGAAGTCGCAAACCGCCGCCACCAAGATCAAGAATGCTAGCGATGCCGGGCTAGTGCTTGGCTTTTACCATTTCGCTCGCTACACCAGCGTTGCCGATGCTGAAAACGAGGCTAACTTCTTCATCGAAATGGCCAAGGAACTGCAAGTAGGCACCAATGCCGTGATGGTTGACGATGCCGAAGCCCACACAATGAGTGACTACAATGCTGGTGCCAACGCCTTCTTAGACCGGCTCCGGACAGTTGGCTACACTAAGGTAGCACTTTATTCGATGAAATCATTCTTCACCAATGGCACCTTGAATAGCCACGGAATTGGCGATGCTTTGCCGTGGGTAGCGGGTTATGGGGTTACTGACCTCGGAATCGACAATGCCGCCGCCTGGCAAGCTGACGATGGCCAAGGCTACGCTGGAATGAACTTCGGTGTGGATGCCAGCTTTGACTACACCGGCGCCTTCACGACTGGAACGGCTGGTGCGGTGCCAGAGACTAACACGCCGGCTAACAACAACACGACCGCTACCAATCAATGGGTGGCACCGACTGGCACTTACATTGTTAAGAGCGGAGATACCCTATCCGGAATCGCTAACCAATTTGGTACAACTTACCAAAACCTGGCGGCGATCAACGGTATCGGTGACCCGAACACCATTTGGCCAGGGCAAGTCCTAAAGGTAACCGGCTCGGCTAGTGCAAGCAACACATACTACGTCCAGAACGGTGATACCTTATCTGGTATTGCTAGCCAATTCGGCACGACCGTATCGGCGTTGGTATCGGCTAACAACATTTACAACCCAAATGTAATTGGTGTTGGGCAGAAGATTATCATCCCGTCTGGCACGGCCGGTGTCTACACCGTCAAGAGCGGTGACACACTCGCTGGAATTGCAAGCCAATTCGGCACGACCTGGCAAGCACTGCAAACCAAGAACGGGATTGCCAACCCGAACGTAATTTATGTGGGCCAAACAATTCGAGTTTGATCATAAAATTATCCCCCTTGCCTTAATTGGTGAGGGGGATTTTTTTATTTTCATTTCTTGGGAATTATAGTTTAAAATAACAGTAAAGAGGAGTAGTATCAAGATGAAGGAGGGAATTATTATGACAATGATGGATCTAGCACATCACATAATTGCTGTTGCACACAAAAACAACATTCCCGTTACTAATTTACAACTTCAAAAAGTCATGTTCTTTTCACTTAAACATGCCATGAATGATAACCTTTTACCACGAGAAGTCATAGAAAAAATGTATGACCGTCCGTTTCTTGTTTGGAGATATGGCCCAGTTGTCGAAGATGTATACAATGAGTTTAGTGTTTATGGGGCTACCCCTATATTGGATGACTATACATTAGTGAATGAATTAAACAATGAAGAATTTAATCATAAAATCTGTGATTTGTTGAACCAGAATGTTTTCAAGTTAGTACGAGAGAGCCATCAAGAAAGTTTTTGGAAAGAAAACGAAAGTCAAATCTTTTTTGGCCGTGGAAACGCGAGGTATCAACTTGATGACGTCGGGAAACAGTGATAATAAAAATAAAAAAGAAAAACTAGTAAAAGCACTTGATGCCTCAATATCAAGTGCTTTTACTAAAAAATACAAAGAAATTATAACTAAGTTTGATGAAAGTGAGTATAATTCTGTAGATAAGCAAAATAAAGCATTAGAAAACGATTTAAACGAATTGGTTGAATATGCAAAAGAGTTGGATCCTAAATTCTTACCGTATGCGTCAATTACAGCAATAGTTTATAGGGCTAAAAATACTACGGACCTGCCAAATTATTCCCAGCAGATAAAGCTATGTATGAAAGACGTGATAAAAGATTACGAAGGAGATAATCTTAACGGTGTTGAGTGTGTTATTAAGTTAATAGAACACTTCGACCTTGCTACAAATCAAATGAGTGATTTATACAGTAGGCAAGATAAAGAAATTAAAGAAGTGGAAAGCAATTTAAGTAGTCAAAATGATACTTTGAAAAAGAACAAAGGTGATTTAGAAGAGATTGTAAAACAGTTAAACGGTGTAGAGACAATAAAGGGTACTATTTATACAGAATTCATCACCATATTAGGTATATTTTCAGCATTTATTTTTGGAATCTTTGGGGGGTTCCAATCAATAAACACTACACTCAATATATTTGAAAAGAACAGGTTAATTGGCAAACCATTAATGATGTCTGCTACAATAATGATTGCTCTTATGATTATTCTCTATATGTTTATTGGTTGGTTGGGTCAAATTGTAGGGAGACCCTTACGAAGAACATGCTATAAATGTAAAGAAAATGGCAACCAAGAATGTGTTCATATTTTTAGGCATTTAATAATAAGGCATATTGGCTTTTCAGTGGGGATATTTGCAATGATGATTGTTTTTACTATTGGGCTTGTCTTAGCGTTAACTCATCACTAA